TAGAATCCATATAACTTTTAACTGTTAAGCTACCAAATAGATTATCTGCACATTCTCCGGTAACCACCGAGTAACACGGATTACTAGCAATCTCATAAAAATTGTTACTACTTATTAAACAATGTCCAAACTGAGGAAGAATCACATCTCTAAAAAATTTAGGATTCTCAACTTGACTATCTTCGTTAAATGCCAATAGTACGTTGTCTTTAATATCATTCCAGTACGGACTAGATATTAAAAGGCAAACAATTAATGTACTATCAATACCACCGGAGTACATAATAACTAACTTTTCTTTATTTTTGTTGTTTTGGAAAGATTTAATAATTTCAGTTATTCTACTAACTGAACAACTTTCAAAACTGTTGGCAGTTTTCTTTTCTGGAATTGGACTATTATTAAAAACATGTTCTCCTAAGTCAAGTGTACCTGTTCTATCGCTTAAACTAATCCAAGGATTAAACATACCATAGAAGCTACGTTGCACTTCTGTTAAATGTTTACTTCTATCAGAATTTAAAAATTTATAAGGAATATAATATAATAGATTTTTCATTACATTAACATACTCAAAAATGTTTCTTCAGTTAATTTACTTTTAATTTCCATAAATTGTTCTCTGTCTCGAGCAAATCTTATTTCTTCTTGCATACTAATACGCAATCTTTCTAGTTTTCTTATTTGATACTTCATATTATCTGCTTTCGCTTTAACTAGGTTAGCAACTGTCTTTGGGTCTATTTTCCTAATGTTGGCTTCATCTACTATAAGTCCAATGTCACCTGGTTGGTCCTCAATTACTCTTATTGCTTGTTCTTCTTTAATTTTATAAGAATCCCATTGCCAAGGAACTACCTGGGCAAATCGTTTGTAACCATGTTCTAATCGTTGATGTAATTCTAATAACAATGCTAATCTTGCTTGAATTATACTACTTAACATATCAAGTTTACTATCACGGTCGTCTGTATTTGTAAATACAGTAGTTCTAGGATCTAAGTATGTTAATTTGAATTTATGATTACCAAGATTTAATTGTTCCATTTCATCATCAGTAATACCATAAATTTTTGATATGACACGGAAGTCTCCTCCGCATGCTGATTCTAAAACACTTAAACTTTCATGATGTGCTAATACATCGTTTTCTGCTGTAGTTGCTATTGCTACCCAATGTGACATTATATGTTCCTTAGTACTTCTATTTAACAAAGGTAATAGATGGCTGTATTACCATCTTTACTAATATAACCATTCTATATCAGGTGTAAAACGTAAAGATAACATAACTCTCCTATTTTCGCTGTTGTTAACTACTTGATGCGGAATGTTAATTCTAACTAACATAGGACAGTTAATAACTACGTGATCTAATAACATAGGATCACCTTTCCAGGAAAGTTCTAAATATTTGGTCCTAGGCCCACTTGTCGCCAAATTTAGCGGCGGCCTCGAATTTTCAATAGCTGTGTATTCTCCATCATACCACTCCATGCGGCTGTCGGTACAATTTTCAATTGGAATATTTAATGCAATGTCAGCAGCCTTTCGTCTATCTAATCTAAATCCATCTATATGTAATCCTTGATGCTTTTTACCTTTTAGAAAGAAGAACATAGCAGATTTGAGTTTTTTATCTTTCCACACTTCACAAGGATTAGAATTTATAAAATCAGTTATATATTTCCAGGCGGGGCCGGTCCGGCCGATCAACAAGATGCCCTCGGCTTGTTTTTCAAAAAAATCTTCTTGAAACTTGCTAATCATTCTATCAATATTAGGAATTTTTACTTCTTCATAATTCTTTACCATACACTTATTTATCGGTTTAGGTATAACAGTGTCAACCGATAAATAAAGTTGATGATGCATTTACTTTTTACATTTCTATTATGGACGTTCTTGTTGTATGTTATACATAGGACATTACATGTATGCGGTCAGAAATATTTTCCATTTGCATATAATGCACATAACGATCATCACAAGTATATTAATATTACTGGTGGAACAAAATGGCATTGGAATAATATGTTTCTATTTAACGATACATGGTTAAGCACTTTAGATCTATGGATAACAGAAGTAGTGCCTACATTACTGTTTAGTTGGATAACAGGTGCTTGGTGGATTTCTATTGTTTATTACTTTTGGGCCGCTTTTATACAAGAAGTAATTGAACACAATCCTAACTTCAGTTGGTATCCAGCCCTAACATCAGGCAAATGGCATTTAGTGCATCATGTAGATACTTACAAGAACTATGGATTAATTATTCCATTGTGGGATATAGTTTTTGGTAGCTATAAAATGTACTCTAAATAGATGTTTTTTCAATCCAAGATTTAAATGCAAATAAACTTTCATCTGGACTTGTTCTTAGAGTAATTACAGTAGGCCATATAGTAATCCAATGTCTGTTTACAATATTTTTACTAACAATGTAAGCCATGTCAATTGGATGTAATTTAAACTTAACAGAATTATCAGGGTGTATATAAGTTTGTACAGGACCTGACAATCCTCGTTTTTCTATTTCAGCTATAGCTAATTCTTTATACTTGTCTTTGTCGTTATTTAAATCAGCATTTCGTTGCAATGACCAAGCACCATTTTCTCTAAACCATTGGCTAGTTACAGCATAGTGACGTTGATGGCAGAGCATATCAAGTAAAACAACTCCATTAGGTACAGAATTGTTCTGATATTCATCTAGATCAAATTCTAATGAATGATAGTTAGTTTGTAATTCAACTCCTGACTTATCCCATGCAATGCTTTTAAATGCTCCATTAAATGTATTGTCAAGATGAGGAAGATTATTTACTACTAACTTGTCGTAAGGAATAACATAATCTTCAGTTTGTTTAACTCCAAATGTTAAATTCCTTTCAAATAAAGGAAAAAATCTAGTTGCTATTTCACTTGGGTTAATAAATACGAAATCCATTAATTACTCCTGTGAGAAATGTGTTGCTAGTAATGCACCTACAAATCTAGTTACTTTAGACTTAACAAGATCTGAATTCATCATTACTTCAAAGTCAACAATACGGTCAATACATTCCTGCAATTTAGCCAATTCAAGTATGTCTCCGCTATTCTTCATACCAATTAATTCATTTTGACGGAAGATTATTTCTGAACCATCGTCTAAATAGACTTTAATAAAGTCGATATATTCAACTGGCACTTCGTCAACTTGTATCTCCCGTAACATTTCTTCAAAGCTACGATCTTTTTTACGAATAGGCATACTATGTAACTTCTTTACAGATAAATTAGGCGGACGCTTCTGCGGCCTTTTTAGTTGGCCGCCCCCTCTTAGGTTTATTAGAAACATCACTAACAGGTTGTTCAACTTTTGTTAAAACTGGTGCAGTTGTCGGAACAAGTTCCTCTGCCTCGGCCCTAAGCCTAGTTGCCTCTGCTTCAAATGTCATTGCTTGATTACGCAATTTACTAGCAATAGCATCATCATCTAAAATACCTGGATTAGTTGATGCATTAGTTCCTTCGTTAGCAATGTCACCCGAACGTGTAGCAACACCTGGTTGCCCTGGAACACCAGGAAGTTTAGCACGAGCAATCTGCTTTAACTCTCTATTTAAATCCGATAAGTTAATAGACTGTCCAGGTGTTGGGACCATCATAATTGATTTAGTTGAAACCTTAGTAAGCCAGCCCTTTGCATGGATCGTTGCTAACATATCAGATCCATCATTAAACTTCTGCCTATGCAAGAAATCCCCAATATCGTCTGCCGCTTGTCCTTGTGAACTTTCAACAGCCTTAATAAGATCTGCATGATGAAGTTCTGGCAAATCAGCAGTTCTCACTACCAATGCACTTTCTCCGTCACCTGGAACTTCGCGGAATACAACAACTAACTTCTTGCCTTTTCCATCCTGTCCGACGTGTTTAATAAATCTAGCCATTTTTTACTCCTAGCCTTGTGTCGCAGAGTCTTCGGTAACTACTGGTTCAGCATTAACCGGTTCTACGTTAACACCATCTGCTTGAGGTGCTTCTCCATTTGCTTTAGCTACCATAGGCTCTGTTGCCTTAATAAATGCAGTAACTCTTTCCCACACTTCGCCAATTACCTTAAATTCGTTAGGGCGATATGCACCTCTATTTGCTCCAATTTCGATTGCTCCGCAGACTACTTTTAAGTCTTCTAAGTTAAGTCCAACTGGTGCAGGTGGTGCTGTATCTTCTGTTGGTGGTGCAACAACTTCTTCTGTATTTGCTTCATCAGCCATTTAAATATTCTCCGTTATAAAATAAATTAGTGGACACATTCTTTCTGCCCACTGATACTTATAGCTATTTTAACTGGTGTGTGTAACCGTTATTTAAAATCCATTAGGAACAAGAACATAATGTATTAGTAATACAATACCCAATGATGCTCCTAAACCTACCATCATCTTCATAAAATCTCTTCCTACTATAGGAAACACATTTTTTAATCTGTATGATCCGTCGCTTAGTGTTCCTATTGCAAGTTCACGTCCACATAGTATTCCAACAAATACCCATGTCGTTGACATTGGAATATTGTTTAGTTCTTTAAAGAAAAGTAAACATACAAAGTAAGCGGCATTAATAATTGTTGCACTTCTAACGTATCTAGTATGTTGTTTCTCTAATACAATCTGTTGAATCTTACCGCCACCTTCTCGGAACATAAACCCAAGACCTATAATAAACACTAGGCTAACTAGTACCATCATATCCCATGGAACTTGGCGTGGTAGAAATACTGCTATGTTTGCAATATCATGTGCTAGCCAAGTCCACCATAAGAAACCAGCAGTTATCCATTGTGCTACTCTCCAATAAGGTTTACGAGATTCTGTTACGGGATTATTACGTTCATCTAACCATTTTGCAATTAGTATCCATAATACATATGCAAATACTGCGGCAACTGCATATCCCATTATGCTTTTTACTAGCATCTTCTCTAATACAAATGTACTTGCAAATGCACTTAAAACTAAAAAAGACGTACTAACTGGTACGCCTATTCTTGTTAGTAATAACAGTACAAGTGGAGCCATTGCATGATACCATTTAACTTCCTGGAATGGTATTTTATCTAATCTACCATAACTAATATCACCACCATTTACAGTCCAACCATACCAAAGTGCCCAAAGTAAAACTGCACTAGCAGAGCACCACATAGTTGTCCAATGGAATCTTTGACTGTTACTTGCAATCCATGTACCTAGTGTTTGTACACTGTCGTTTGCAATAACTGAGTATCCAGCAAATAGAAATCCTACGGCCATCCAAACTGTTAACTGATCCATTAAATCCTCTTCTGTTATTATTTCTTTGGCATATAATTAGCAGTAATACCAAATGGTGCTTTAATTTCCTCATTACCGTGAATTACAAATAATGTATCACAGTAATTTTCATCTCCCCAAGATCCCCAAGGATAACCATCAGTAAGTACAACTAATTGATGAGGAGTAATGTCATTGTATTTTAGATGATCCCATATACAATCAAAGTCTGTTCCGCCGCCACCTTGTATTGTATATTCAGACATATCACGGCCATCGTCTGACGTAAAATTATCTTCATTATATACTTTAGTATCAAATGTAATAATTTTAACATTATAAGAATCAAACTGATCTAATGAACCTTGCACAATACCTAAGAAATCTGATAATGTAGTATCCCATATACTACCTGATGCATCAAGTGCAATAACAACATCTAACATCTCACCTGGCAATGTACCAGGAAGAATAGCACCAGTATGCCAACCTTTTCTATTAGGACGCATCCAAGTGTAATCTGATTTTAATGAACTACTAAATTGAATTTGAAATAGTTCACGTAGATCTAAAACAGGCTCAGTAATTGATTTTACAAGACGTTTAATATCACCAGGCACATTATCAGCACCAGCTTTATTTACTGCATCAATAACTGCTTCTTTCCATTCGTTTTTAAGAGCTTTCTTTTCTTCTGCACTAAGTTTCTTAAATTTAGGTTTGTTATTGTTAGTAGATTTACCTTGAGGATCATCTGAACTAGCAGAACCTTCACCATCTAAATCAAGATGTTCGTCAAGTGTATTTTGAATAGCTTCACCACGTTCATATAGTTTGTCATACACTTCATCAGCAGTATGTTTTTCATATTGCTTATCAAGTAAAATAGGAACAGTAGTAATAGCACGGCCAACATTCTCACGAACTAGCATGTTATTAATAATATAGTCACCAGCCATATTCCAAAGATCTGGATTACGACTACCTCGTCTAGTCATGTGTTCAAATATAATATGACCAATTTCATGAGCAAAGCCAAATACCATTTCCTGGTCATCTAGCTTTTGAATAAAATCTGAATTGTAATAAAATTTACGACCATCAGTAGCAATGGTAGAACACCAATCTACTTCTTCTAAAACCAATCTAGCTGACAAAGGTCCCCAAAAAGGATACTTTAGTAGCATAGAAATTCTTGCTTTAATTAACTTATCTTTTGAACTTATATTGGACATGTGTGGCTCCATTTCCTTATTGTTTATACAGTATAGCACCTAATGTATGTAATGTCAACCTATTTCTACCATTATTTTATATTTTTTTAATGGCCTCTAATTTGTCCGTCCCTGTTATGGTAAACAGGTTCTATTGTATCTGGCTTAGATAAATCCCATAACATAGCATCTTCTTCTTTTCTAAACCATATAGTAAGTTTAGTGTAATCATAATCTAATTGTTTTAAATTGTTATCCTTGCACCAGACTTTTAACTTCCATCTAGGTATGTGTTCGGTAGGTCGGTTGGACCAACCCTTTCGTTGTTCGCAGAGCCACTCGCTAACTTCCGAAGATTCAGGGGGTTGATCCAACCATATTGTACGAGCATCTGGGCCATATAACTTATCTGATATAGCCCAGTCTCGAATCCTTTTAGTCATCAGTTAGAAGATGTGCATAACGTTTAAAGAAATCCGGAAAGTTAGACATCTTCTTACGATCAAACACTACTTTATAGTTTTTAAGAACTGTATGGGCACCCATAATCACCATTTCTGGCTCAAAGTTTTCCATACAAAATCCTAACCAATTGTCTGCCGCCTTGTTAAAGGCATCTGATTTACCAGAACGTTTTGCATCTTGGTAACTAGTCCTCAATTCGTAACATAATGAAACTACTAATGCATATGTAGCAGATACTTCTTTGCTTTCAAACTTAGTAACTTTACCACTAAGCACATCTGCTGGATCAGGAAGATCAGCGGCGTGTTTACGGTGAGACATAAATTTAATAGCAAGTCCTTCGCTAACAAGTCCGGAAACCATATCAGTATTAGCTGAATCTGACATTGTGTCATCTAGCATTTCTGATACAAACGTCCAGGTACGAGGAGTAGCAAATGCACGATCATGCATTGTAGGATCAAAGTTATAAAGATCACTTTTAAACTGCTTCAGGTATCCAACTACTTGTGGATGGACTTCATTATCAATAGCCCAAATCTCCCAGTCATCAAAATCAACTCTCAATTCAACATGTAAAAATCTATTAGCCAACGGACTTGGCATACGATAAGTTACACCTTTATCACCAAGTCTATTACCTGCGGCGAGAATAACAACATTCTCAGGAAGAATATAATTACCAACTTTTCGGTTAAGAACTAATTGATAAGCCGCCGCTTGTACTGCTGGAGGAGCACTATTAAGTTCGTCCAAGAATAAAAATACAATATCGTATTCTGCGGCAAGTTCTTTACTTGGAAGTTCGGATGGAGGTGCCCATTTCATTGTATTATCGGTAGATGAATAATACGGGACACCTTTAATATCTGTTGGATCCATTAATGCCATTCGCATATCAATAACTAATGATTTTTCTACTTCACTAGCAACCTGATCTACCATATCAGATTTACCAACACCCGGAGGACCCCATATAAAGATTGGACGTCTTTTTTGGATAGCCCTACGAATAATAGGCTTGCACTCGCTAATTTTTAGAGTGTTTGGTTCATTAACTGTTTGTTCTGCTTGTCCCATTTGGTGGCTCCTCTTTGGGTTAGTTCTAATTATGTTACTACTATAACACCCTTACTGACTAATGTCAACCTCTTTCTGCATATTTTCTGAAATAATTTCTTCTTGTGCAACAACTGGCATAACCATATTAGCCCACATACTTCCAATAATCTCTTGCTTAGACATCGGATTTGGAAGTTCAACAAACTTAACATCTGTCATACCTGCACGAACCAAACTACGAGTTCGTCGCTTGTCATTAGTAAATCGAAGTTTACCGTTACCTTTTTTGCTAGTTGCAAAACCAACAAATTTAAATGTTTCGCCCATAGCAACTTCTTCAATTGCCGCTTCAAGTACCGCTTCAGTAATAAGTTCGTTCATAATAAGCTCCGTTTTAAGTAACCAGTTGAGCCATCCTCAACTGCATTATGTTTATATAATAACACAACGGTCCAGTAATGTCAACCTTTTTCTGACTCTTTTTTAATTTTTCTTTTGCAATAAAATCAATGACTTAGCAAAATCCACAAAAAAACCCGCAAGTTTTATGTACTTGCGGGCCTATTTTAGTTGCTAAATCAGGAGGTAAAACCTATAACCCCTAATAAAACTAAGGGTAATTATGTAGCAGGGTCTTCTTTAGGTGGTTCGATATCACCTTCTGGTCCCATATCTTCAATGTCATATTCCCAGGTATATTCATTTGACCAATCTGGCTCATCTGATTGTATCCACTCTGCACTATCGCCATCATAGCAATAATCTGTTGCACAGTTACCATACATATTGTACTCGTCCCACTCCCATTGAGTAGGTTCCATCCAAACTTGCATACCGGCATCCCAATAAGACTCATCACCGAATCCTTCTGGTTTTGCATGAGTTGGTGTATCTGGATGCATATAATCACCTTCCATTGGTCCTACGAAGTTCATATCATATTCTTCAATTCCGTGAGGTATTTCTTGTAACTTCATTGTTAAATCATTTAATTTACAACTGATTTCGTAAATCATGTCATATACTTCAATTCTTGGATCTATCATAGTTTTAATCTCCTTTAACTACCTTTATCATAACGATTCTATATCATTATACCTATATTTATTGGGATCTAAGAAGTTACCGGAAATTGGACTAGAATTTTGCGAGGTCTCTGACAGCTCTAAGTACGTTAGATAGCATGCCAAAGTTGTTGCTTGCTTTTTCTAATAACTCGTTGTTTGGTCTAGTTGATAAAGCAGATTGCAGAAAAGCTATTTGACCCATTTGACTGTAGTATGTATTAGTTGGCCATTTCTTTTTCTTAATTTCCCAAGCATCAATGAATAGGCATTCCTCACCAATAGCTCGGAGTATTGGTTGTCTAGATTTACCTCTAGGTACCGATTGGGCTTCTAATATTTTAATAGCAACGGTTTCTCTGCCAATGTCGGTGCGTTCAATTGTACGGGCAATAGTAAACACAAGAAAATGTTCTACTTCTGGGTCTAAGTATACAGGAGTAACACTAGTTGCTTCAGTTACTAATTCCCACCCTGCTCTGATGTAAGGGTTCCAGTCTGTCATACTAATATTTAGTTAAATTTTACCTTGACCTAAGGTGCTTAATCCGTTAAGCCATAGTACAATATCGTTGTTTACGAGTCGTACCTCAAGGTAATCAGCTTCTCCAAATAACCTTAGGTAACCAGCACCAATATAATAGGGCCATTCGCAGTGACTTTGTAATCCTATTAAATGTCCAGCAGTTAAACGAAATTGTGCAGGTAGTTGAAAAGAATAATGTGTAAAATCATTACGCATCAGATGCCAACCAAAACTAGTAAGCCTTAGTCCCTTTTGTCTGCCCTCTTGATAGTTTTTAAACATACTATACGGAGTGACCTCCGTATTATCCCATATGCCTTGTCGTTTTTCTAAACCAGAATAATGGCCAACTATTTTATTTGCTAGATCCATGCTCGACAATTTTCCTGCCATTTTTTAATTCAATAACTGAAAAATCATTAGCTCTAAATAACTTGTTTAATCTATCTGACAAATTAAATGCATGTCCTGGATTAGAGAAAGAAACCTTCTTATACTTAGGTCCTGGATACGAAACAAGTGAATTTAAAGTTCGCAAATTAATAGGTTTGTCTTTATAAAACACTGCATAGATTGCATCGGCAGAAAGCACTTCTTCTGCTTTATAAGTTGTAGGGTTTGTATATGTTAATAATACTGTCGGTTTAGGTCTGCTCATAGTTATTTCCTCTAACAGTATTTAGCCTATTAATACCGTTAAGTATACTTATAACTTATCCATATACGGAACTTAACCACTCCGAATGATGTTGAGCCTGATCTACTGCTTTCTGCATATCATGTTTACCGCAGAATTTCATAAAATGTATTCCAACTCCAGATTTCTTAGGTACTTGCACTGCTTCTGCAATAGTAGCATCAAGCTCTGCAATAATATTATCTGGTTGCTTATGTAAATCAATAATACTAACATTGCGTTCGTAATCATCTCTAACTACATGTTCAACACCTTCATGATCAGTCCAACGTTGCAACATTAAGTTATTCCACATAAACCCTTTGTTATCTCTATCTGCAAATGCTTCAATAAGACCTACTTTATTTTTAGTACCTTTTGTACGAACACCAGGATAAGCACTAAAGATGTTATCTGACGTATCACCACGCATACACTTCTCAAATAACATAAAGTCAGGCTGTGGAGCCGCTTTTACTTCTTTTGTTTTCTTATCTTTAACTGGCTTACCTCTATCGTCAAAGTATCCTTCGATAGTAGTCTTAATACCAGTTATTCCATTAAACAAATCAACATTAGGTGCAATTAATTGTTCAAAATCTTTGTCACTTGACACAATAACATGTTTATCATTAGGATGTAAGTCAATCCAACGTGCAATTAAATCATCTGCTTCAACACCAGGATTTTGCAATACTGTAACATTAGTACGTTGTGTTAGATATTCTTTAAACGTATCAAAGCTCTCCCAAAAGACCTTTTCGTCTTCTTGTTCACGAACTGTAAGTTTATCCCTAGCGACTTTACGTTGTGCTTTGTAAGGTTTATAAACTTCTTTACGCCAACTACGTCCTTCGAAGCAACAAACTACATGAGTTGCTTTTTGTTCACGCCATTGCTTTAAGATACTAGCAAATATAATATGATAGCTCATTGCAACTCGTTCTTCTGATGTTCCGTGACGTATTACATGCCTGGCACGAAAAAACAAGTTCGCCGCATCAACTAGTAAAAAAGACATATGTAACTCCTAAAGTTTTAGTACTTAATTAGTATAACATAGCATAAATGTAAAGTCAACCTTTATTTCTTTCTTTAAAGTTGATCACTGCTGATTTAATTGCATCTTCGGCTAATACACTACAATGAATTTTAACTGGAGGTAATGCTAATTCAGATGCTATATCTTTATTTGTAATTGTGTTTGCTTGGTCTAAAGTTTTACCTTTTAACCATTCGGTTACCAAACTTGAACTTGCAATAGCTGATCCACAACCAAATGTTTTAAATTTAGCATCTACTATTGTCTCGTTATCTACTTTAATTTGTAATTTCATTACATCACCACAAGCAGGAGCTCCTACTAATCCAGTTCCTACTGTTGGGTCAGATTTATCAAACGTACCTACATTACGAGGGTTCTCGTAATGATCTAAAACTTTGCTACTATAAGCCATAATTTATGGTCCTCTTCTTTCTAATAGCTATTTATGTATATTTTTAGATACCTTGAGTTCGTTTTGGCTTAGTTGTTGCCCTAAGTGTTAAGTACTCTCTTAGACGTTCTTCATTAAAGCAATATGTTTTGCCAGGGCCATTGAATTGTTCTTTGTATAATTGTTCTATCCTAGTAAGGTTTGCTCTGGCTGACGTTTGGCAATGTTCTAGGCTTGTAAAGTTTGGTTCAGTTAGTATAAAATGTTCCGATGTGCCGTCAGGGGCTACATGCATTGCTACTAACACTATTAACCATTTCATAATTGGTTCTGTGTTTTCTCGTTAGTACGAATTCTGTTACCATCTGCAATAGCCGAATCTTGTGCGGCTCCATCCATACTAACGTTTGTACAAAGGTCTGTAAACCATTGATCGACTACTGACTCTGGAGTAGGACCATAATAGTTTGCCTTAATTAGGTGTTTAACAAATGCAGGATTCCATTCTAGTTCAAAATAACCTTCTTTTGGATTATCCTTATTAATATCACAAGTAATAACATTAACCCAGGGTTCCTTGCTGTCTTTCATTTTCTCAGACATTGGTGTAACTACTGCCGCCGGGGTCTTCTTAAGTTTTTCTTTAATCCAGTTAATCATTGTCATCTCTTTCTCGTGCTTCCAGTTGTGTTATAATAGAGTTTCTTTCTTCATCAGTATACTTTCGCCAACCAATTCTTTCTTCGTCGGTGCGATAGCAACCGATACAATATTCTCCATTAGGACCATACCCTGCTACGCATATACCCTGGCATGGGTTAGTATCAATTGAATGTGACATTTTACTCCTTGTAAGAAGTACCAGACCCCTAAGGGCCTGGTTCTTGCTTTAGTGCAGGACTGCTCCGTCCTCATATAAATTTATACCCATTACTCGAAGTAGATTCTCCATTTCGATTGGTACATCTGATTCTTGTTTACCTTGAGGAATAAAAATTCCTTTAACATGGCCATCATCTCCAAAGATTAATGCCCAGTCATTGTCTTCCATTATGTCGTCTAGTCTACCTTTTACTTGCATTTTACTATCTCCCTTTTAAAAGTTTTAGTCTTTGCAAGGTACTCCAGCTGTAACCGGACCAACAGATCCATCATCTTTGATCTGTTTGAAATAAAACTTATCTCCGTTTTTTAGTAATAGCTGATCAATTGGACGGAACGCCTGAGAACCATCTGAACCTGGGTTGTTAACTACTTCGTGACAACCTACCCAATCCCATGAAGCTACATCTGCTTTTGATGTAATAACTGCATAATTGGGTCCAGTACAAGCGGATACGAGAATTATCGAAGTTAAAACTGTCATTACCTTAATTGTATTCATCTATTAGAAATCCTTTTCTACATTAGTTTTAATTGCTTTAAGCAAGCAACACTATTTATGTTCCGATAGCATTACCAAACAAGTAAACATGAACCCTTGCGGCAACATTGTATCCTCGTTTAAATGCTTTTTCTGCAACCGCACCTGCTGTTGCATGTTGTTCTTCTTCTCTAGCTCCTACGGGCATAACCCATACAGGCCACATAACGCCAGCTTTCCTAAACTGACTAATAACCCCTTCCATTTCTTCCCAATGTTCTTCTTTATGGCCTACTACAAACTTTAGTTGACCTGTTTTTGATAAATTATAATACTCTGCAACTGTCTCAGGTTTAATTGCCTTTGAAGCTTTTTCTCCTGCTACAGACCAAAGTTTAGGACTACAAGAAAAGAATATTTCAGTATCTATTGATTCTACCCAATTCTTAAAGTCGTTGCTTAATTCCTGTGTACCATTAGTTTCAAATGTCATACTACCTGGCAAATTATTTTGCTTTAGTAATTCATTATATATTCCAATAACTGCACGTTGTCCGGTAATCATAAGTGGCTCACCGCCTGTAACACATAAATGTTGCTTATATTGTGAAACAGGATGTAAGAACAAACCTTCTGGATTACTATCTGTTCTGATAATGTCAATAATTTTGTTTGCTAATACTTCAGGCTCTTCATGTCCCATTAGGCTCTTAAATTTCTTTGCCCATGTATAACTGCTATCACAACCTTTGTCCCAAACAGGTAAGTCCTCAACTCTACTTACACTTGATACATCAAAATCTTCAAATGGTAGTTCGTATGTGCTAGGATCAGTTGGATCTATTTGCCCAAAGCCATTACATTGCAAGTTACATAAAAAGAAACGTATCCATGCAGTAGGTACACCAGTATAATGCCCTTCTCCTTGGATACTGTGAAATATTTCACTATAATAGTATTTCATATTCTCTCCTCATTATAACGTATTATACTATAGTTCATTTATAAAGTCAACCTATATTTTTACCGTAAATTCTTTATATTTTTCAATGCTCTTATCAAGCAATATCTCTAATTTTGTTAAATCTACCCAACCCTTAATAACTGCTAGTACTTTACGGTTTGTCCCATCAAAGTCTGCACCATGTAAGTAATCTTCGTTGTTCCAGGCAAATGTATTAGTACTATCTGGTAATACAATATAATGTTTTTTATCTATTGGTACCTCAGTATTTGGTTTGTGTTCTTTAGCAGATGTAAGCCAAAATGTAGGTTTAGGATTATCATCTTGTAACATTACACGAATTTCTGTAGGAAAGAACATTTTACCATCTAAACTATCTGGCATGTTACCATCGTAGTGTGCTGGTATTTCTTTATGTGCTGACCAAAGCCTAATACTTCTTATCCTAACAAATGGTAGTTCGTTAAACATTCGTTGTACCATAATAGGACTTATTGCTCTAGCCTCTTCTGTAATCTTAGTACCCCAAGATCCATATTCATACAGATCCATGTCCTCATGTAATGCTAACCCATGCCATTGAGTTTTAGTTATATCTGGATTAGTTAAATTAGCAGAGCCTCTGTCAATATGGTTTCTCCAAACAACATGATTTTCATTTGTCCATAGATCCCAGAAAGCATCTGGATCGTCAAATACAAAAGGTTCTAAATCAAGTGGTAAAGAAACTATATCCTTATACTTGTAGTTAAGGTGTGGGCATTTAGTAAGATCTATTAAATCTCTTAGCTCGTTATAATTAGGCAACTAGTTCTCCATTAAATGTTTTTTATCTTTAATGTCTTTAAACTTATCTGCTTCTGGCAATGGATCTTTCTGTGTTATAATATTAGGCCAGACTAAAGACTTTTCTTCGTTGATTTTAATCCAATCCTTGTCAGCAAAATCTTTCATTCCGTAATCATCAATAATTGCATCAACTGGACATTCAGGAATACATACACCACAATCAATACATTCATCAGGATTAATTACAAGCATATTTTCACCTTCGTAAAAACAGTCTACTGGACAAACTTCAACACAATCTGTATACTTACATTTAATGCATGCGTCTACAACATAATGTGGCATTTTATTTCTTCTCCCAAGGGAAGACAATCCATTTATCTTCTTCTTCTTTATTAATTTCTATCGACGAGTAATGAACTTCAGTATCACTACTTAGATTATCTACAATAGATGCAAATCTAACATTGCCTCCCCAAACAGTATTCCACGATTCTTCATTTGGTAAGCATCCTGCAGGCCAGTCTTGTTTAATCCAATTAAACGTTGCACCAGTGTCATTAATATCATCTACAATTAGAATTTTTTTACGTCTAGATGGATCCCATCGGCATTTATGAAGTTCACGTTCTTCTTCTGGAACATAGCCAAATGCATCTTCTGACATCCAATAATTAGATTCTGGCTGGCCAGTTGCATCTCTAAGCCTAACATCTAACGTATGCATAGACAAACTATATTGATGACTTAGTAATATTGCTGGTAATAAGCCGCCCCTAGTAATACCAACAACGTAATCGGGCCGCCAGTTATCTTTCCACATCTGACTTGCAATGTCATGAACAGCCTCTTCGACCTGCTCGCCTGTTAAAAACATTTTTTTCATGTCTACTCCTCTTGATAGTTATCGGGTCCAGATAGTAATTTTTCCATAGTTTTGTATTCATTATACAGTTGACGCAGTCCTTCAAACTTTTCATTTAACTTTATGTTAGGTTCTAGTATAGCAAGTTGCTTTTTAATCATAGCAATATCGTTAGCCATTGCGTGGACGTCAATTATAGGCAAATCAGATTGATAATTAACATGCGGAGAATGAGAAAAATGAGGATCACTAATTGATATTGCGCCTGGATCACTAATTGATATTGCTCCTAAATTAGGACCAGTACTACCAACACCTAAGTCTCCGTGTACAGTTATTGTATTTGATTGAGATGAAGATGTATTAATAGTTGTTCTCTTACTCATATCTGTTTCACCAATTTCTCTTGCATAAACTGTAGTCCCGCCATCCGGACTTTCATATATGTACTTCTTTTCTGACATTATTAATTTTTAGGCTTATTAACAATATTCATAAATTCTGCCCTTACAGATGAATCAGTTTTAAATACACCACCTAGTTTACTAGTTACTGTAAAGCTACCTGTATCTTCAACTCCTCGTGACTTAACACAATAATGTTGGGCATCTACTACAACCGCAACATTATCTGTTTCTAAGATAGCTTGTAGTGCATGAAATACTTGCTCTGTTAAGCGTTCCTGAATTTGAGGACGTTTAGCAAAGTATTCAACAATACGATTAATCTTTGATAATCCTAATACTTTTTGTTTTGGAATATAACCTACTGTAGCAAGACCGTCAATAACAACAAAATGATGTTCACAGTTACTTTGAACATTAATATTCCGTTCAATAACCATTTCATCATATTTCATTTTATTATCAACTGCGGTGCATTTAGGAAATGCTTCGTAATCGAGACCCCAAAAGATTTCATTTACATACATTTTTGCAACTCGCTTAGGCGTATCAATTAGACTATCGTCTGACAAATCAAGCCCTAGTGCTTCCATAATATTAATAAAGTTTTTCTCAATAATATCAATCTTATCTGTACGACTTAGATTGTTATCAATAGTAGGAGTTTCAACTCCTTGCTTAACTAGATATTCATGGATTGCTTTTCCCAGAATGGGATCGGTTTTAGTTTTATTATATGACATTTTCTGTTCCTTCCTTACACGGATAATGTTAATTTAGTTAGGCTACCTTTGTGTAGCTTGCTTCTATTTATGAGTTTATAAGTTATTATACACTCTTTTTACGCACAAAGCAAGACATCACTTGGCCATAATTCAAGAAATTCCATCATATCTTCCCGTTTAGTAAACGTTATATATGTGGTTGTTGACATGTTATTAACTAATTCCTTGCTATTTCTAAGATGATGGATTTTTCTCCAATCAATTGGTTGATTTTTATAATTATTGGCAGTCCATCGTTTACCACAATTAGCATTAAGCCATTTTTTAATTTTAGCTAACTCTACTACACTTTTATCTAACTTAATGTTGTTCATGCTTCTGTGTAGATTTTGTGATTCATTAAATCAGTCCAACCTCCAACTAACTTATCATCAACAAAGATTTGAGGAACTGTTTTAGCATTAGGTACTGCTTCAAGTAGCATCTCCTTAGTAAACCCATCTGCTCCAATCTTATGTTCTGTATATGCTATGTCTTTTGTTTCAAAGAAGTGTTTAGCCATATCACAGTAACCACATAAATCTCTGCTGTATATTACAACTTTATATCTAGTATTATACATTATACTTTTTCTAACCTTTCTGTCATAGATCCTATAAAACAACTTCCTTCAGTTGCATTGTAATCATTTATTATATCAGGGAGTTTCTTGTTACACTCCTCTAGTTTAGTTATGCCATACATCTGTTCTGGATCTATACTCATATTAAATCCACTAAAGGTTAAGTATACTACCAAGATTACCTCATTCATCACATACTCGTTTTCTTAGGTCAGTAGTACTAAATCGGTGATCTCTTTTATTAAAATATAATTCAATATCTCTAGCTTTACAAACATCTCTACCTGTAAAATCTTTTTCTTTATATTCTACACCCAAGAATCTTACGTCTAATTGAAACAAACTTAGTATGTCTATTACATCTACTTCTGTTTGATAAGGTACAATCTCGTTAACAAATTTTAATGCATTTAATTGTGTATAACGTTCTACCATTGTTTGTATTGGTTTGTTTTTTGTGTCCGGTCTATCAATAGTAGGATCGCTTTGTAGACCAACAATAAGATAATCGCAATTTGCTTTTGCTTCTCGTAACATACCAACATGTCCTGCATGAAGTAAGTCAAATGTACTAAATGTAATACCTACTCTCATGATCGTAATCTTTTATTTGTTTTAATTACGCTATCTAATATTGGTAAGTTATATGCATTACTAAATGCTTCTGTATCTTTAGGAAAACATTTACCACCAAATCCTAATCCACCATCACTGTTTGGTACATTCATATGTGTAGATCCAATTGTATCAAAAAATGATAGACCTTCAATTAGTTTATCATGATTGTATTCATCTCCACACTTATTATATAAGTCATGAAAGAAAGCAACTTTTGTTGCAAGCCAGCAATTATGAACATACTTAATTATACTTGCAGTAGCTAAATCTGTAACAAAGAATTCTTTTGGAAATAAACTCTCCGTCCAAACATTTACTTTAGTATATACATCTTTCCAAAACTCGACATCTTGTCCAGCAAGTATTAGAGGAAAATTGTTGTTAGTAGTAGGGTTAATTTCACTTATAAATTCTGGACTGTATGTACACTCTTTGTACTTAATAATTTGTTTAGGTAAGATTGTACTTTTAATAAGAATTGGAGTATTGTATTGTTGTATATTATCATATGCTTCAGCAATTAAGCTATCGTCACACACTCCAAGTACTGTTGGAGTAGGTAAGCAAAGTACCCAAGCATCTGAGTCTGTATTCTGTTCTATAGTATTAGAATTAAGTGCTGGATCAATTCTTACAATTTTATTTGTGAGAACTGATTCTAATTCAAAAGCTACTTGTTCGCCAACGTAGCCACATCCGATAATTGAAATTTTCATTAGTGTAACGTAAGAGTGCCAATTTTTCTGGCCATCTTCTCCCTGCATTCTGGTATAGTTGCTCTAACAGTTTCAAGCAATTTTGAGATCTCTTGATCATCTAACATTATAGTATATAGCTCTATAGCAGTAGCTACTAATGTGCCTGCAACCATTAACAGTTGTTGATCGCCTTCTGGACCGATGCGAGTAGAAACTATGTCCCACAGTTCTTGTTGCAATTCAGTTATATCAGCATCGGTTATTTCATCCTTAGACATTTATTGTGTTCTCCTTCCATCAAATACACATACAAAATAAACTCCATATGGTCCTGCATGAACTCTATGAAAAACACCGTCTTCGATGAGTACTACATCACCTTCTCTAAACTTTATAAATTTATCATCAAGTTCTAGTCTACCGCTCCCTTGAACAAAATAATAAACTTCCTCTTGCCCTTCGTGCTTGTGTCCGTTAGTACTTTTCATAGGTTGCAATTTTGTGCTACTTATTACTAGATTTTTTAATGTGGTATTATCTTTAACAATATACCTGTCATCTTCCTTAGCAACTATGCCACCAATATCTCTAATTGATAAAGTCATGTTATCTTATCTCCTGAGTATACTACTGTAAACTCCTTGCCAATAAAATCAATCCAAGACTCATGAATTTCATTTTGAGGAGTAACAACTGCACCTTTATATGATCCGCCAAGTTTTAATTGCATAAACTTGTAACTTGCTTCTTCTGTTCCTAATGTTCGACCTCGTTTTGTTTTAACACTAGTCATAGTAATAATTTTATCCATGATCCTTATACCTTTGACAATTATACCATGCCCACGAAGTTCGAATAATATTATCTAACGTCGAGTTACTTGCTTTCCATCCTGATAACATTTCTAATTTTTTTGGATTAGCTACTAGCCTAGGTGGATCGCCAGGCCTACGTGGCCCATTATGCACTAAAAGAGTTTTATTAGTAAGTCGTTCAACTGCACTAATAATCTCTTTAATTGAATAGCCTCTTCCGGATCCTAAGTTATAGACCTCAAAAGGCTTATCTGGTTTAAATTGTTTAGATATTTCAAAAGCGGTTTGATGTCCACGAGCAATATCAGTTACATGCAAGTAATCTCTTACACATGTACCATCTGGTGTATCGTAGTCATTACCGTTAAGGGTAAATACATCTTTCTTAATTAATGCTTCCATAATACGAGCAATAAGATGTGTTGCTTGTTTAAGTTGTCCATGTCTAACTTCGTTATCAGCACCACAGGCATTAAAGTATCGTAAGCAGATTGCTTTAAATCCATATGCAATAGCACAATCTTCAATAACTTTTTCTGCCATTAACTTACTCGTACCATATGGACTAGGAGGAACAGTTTCTGAATTTTCTTTTAACGAGTCATATTTTAATGCGGCATTTTCTGCATACACTGCGGCTGAACTTGAGAAAATAAAGACTCCTTTAAATTTCATAATACCTAATGCTTTAAGTAATTTAGATGTCTGTCCAACATTATTAATATAGTACAAGGCAGGATCTGTAACACTAGGTCCTACTAAACTCTCACCAGCACAATGGATTACTGCTACTGGGTTAAGTGTTTGAAGTTGGCGTAAAAAGATCCCGTTTGCATAATCACCTGGTACAAATGAATCAATCATACCATCTCGTAAATATTGTCCAGCAGACTGGCTTCTATCAACTCCTAGGATTTTATATCCTAACCCTTTAAAATGTAATACAGTCTGTCCGCCAATGTAACCATTGCATCCTGTAATAGCAATCCATTCTTCTCGTTCTGCTGATTCCATTATTTACACCTTTAATATTTTGTAGTTGCTACATGATCTCTATATCTGTTACCAGACCTAGACCATTGTTTACCTTCACCTTGCATAATGTCAAGCATACGATCAATAGTACCATCAGTCCAATCACTAATAGGTCCTTGATTAACTGGTCCTTGTAGTAGTTTTTCTAACTTCATAATTGCATCTTCCTGACTCCAAGGAACATATAAACGTTCATGATCATTATTAAAAGTTTCTGGGAAACTCCTATAAGCTGGATATAAAACATTGCATCCTAGTGTGTCTGCTTCACTTACAGTATTACTAACCCAATCTTGTAACGCACAATTAAACAAAACTTTACTATCATTAAGTATAGCATAATAATCATTCTTTTGCAAGTCATTATATATTGTAAGATGCCCTTTTTCTTGCATTGCTTTTGCACGTTCAATATACTTAGAATTATTAGACCGTAAAGGTCCGCCACTTAGTACTGCAAATTCAATCCTTTCATTTTCTTTAAAGTGTGTTGAATTGTAAGTATCAATAAGATCCATAAAGAAATCAGGTTGTTTTTCTTGATCAAACCTTGCCGCAAATACAACTCGATTTTTTCGTGTATTCCAATCTTGTACATTGCCACCAACACGCCCTAATACTTCTTCTTTACCAAAGCTAAGTCCACTAATATTATAAATTGGTGCTTTCCAATTAGCAATACGCATATGAGCAACCATTTCCTCATCAGTTGCTAGGATAGAAACATTAGGAATCTCATTACACATTTGTTCGTATAACGACATCCATTTGCTCATTCCCCATACATGAACAAAGTCATCAGGGTCAATTGCTTGTGCTAGGCAACGTAGAAATATTTTAGGTCGTTGCTCTGCTGGTATCTGACACATGATATAAGGTAGTGACTCCATACCAGGTTGGAACATATCTTCAAAAAAGACAACATCGTCACCTGTACATTCTCCACTTCGCATCATTTGTACTAAGTTCATCATCTGACTCATACCAAAGTATGAACGTCCGTGAGCATCTAGTACTTGTCCTACACTAATTGCTTTAGTATCGTCGATTGTAGTTCCAGGAACAATAGTATAATCAATATTCCTTTTTTGAAATTTAGCAACACTCCACTGTTGAAGCTGAAGTGTATACCTGCCTTCATAAGGTTCAAGCCCCATGTAGAATAGCCTACGCATTATACTACTACAGTTTTACGAGCAGGGAAACAACATGATCCATCTGCTACATGGTCACTATCGTAGAAATTCTTATAAATTCCTACATGAATCTTTAGTACCTTTGCAGTACGTTCAGCAGTACCTTGCACATGAAATGTATAAGTAAAACTTCGGTTGCCGGTATCAGTATGAAACCGGCTTGCAGGTTCATCAATAGTATAACTAAAGATTTGATTTGACTTTTTCAAGTCCTCAAGATATGGAACATAAAGTTCCAATGGCAACTTTGCCAACTCAGGAGTAAGATAGCCATCATATAGCTCTGAAATCTTTAATAGATCAAACTTAATATGAGCTAAGTTTAAAGACTTCTGCCTACGTGGTTGACTGAAGCGAATGTGTCGTTGCACATTAATCGAATTGTCGGAAACAACCATTTTCATTATCCTCTGATACATCGATCCATACAGATCGGTTTGTGTACTTATTATTAATTTCTTTATATAAATCTTCTGCAATCATTTCGCAACTCTTATAATCAAGTTGTAAAGTTTTGCCTTTGTAAAGATTTATACACCATCGTTTAAATTGAATAAACTCTACATCTCTATCGTCATGGAATACCTCTAAGTGTACTTTAAAATGAAAAATGTGTCTATGTAAGTCTGCTAGAAAACTTACATCATACTCGTCACCTGTAGCCAGTTTAGGGTCTGTTGCCGCGGCTGGGTAACAATGTATACCTTCTAGTTGGAAAGTAATCCAGATCATGTCTTTTGACATATTCTCTGTCCTTTTTGTTAGTTAATGTTAATCGTCAATGTAATTTTCAGCTTTTAAATACAACCACATTTTCCAGTCAATTGCACCAAGGAATTGGTTTGTACTTTCTAGCTGATTTTCAATAGCAGTTAGACGTGTTAGAATTTCGTCATTGCTTACTGTTGAAACTGGGGGAACAACACTATTGTCTGTTTGTTCTATATTGTCATCTTGTTCTATTGCATCAGATGCAATAAGATCATTATCAGAATTCCTAGATTTTGGTCTAGGCTTTTTAGTAATAGGAATTCGTTTTGCTGGTTTAGATTCACCATCACCGTGCGTTCCGACATCTCCAAGATCTAATTTTTCTGACATATTATAATCCTTTAACTTGTTTCATGTTGTATATATAGTTACTTAAATATTCTAGCATCTGTTAGCCGAAACTAATCTAAATAAGAAATAGTCTCGTCTTTTTCGTAATGTTCCCAAGGTGTCATAATTTCATCGGCAGTTAAATCTGCAACATTGTGACACCAAACACCATTATTAGATCCTTTAAATTCTGCATCTGCAATCTTAACAATAAGGTTAGGGTTAATAGTTTTAACATCAGGAATATGAACACTTAGCAACGGAATAAACTTTTTAGATTTCCATACTTCTGGTTTAATTATATTTAAAAATGTCTTATGCAAATAAGATTCATAATCAAACGACACCCAAAAGTCTTTAGCTAATAGTTCTGTTATTGTCTTACTCCAATCATTTTTTGGAAATGAAGTAGTGTAAGTGTTAACACTATGATTTGCACCTAAGTATATATGAGGAGTTTCGTGTTCCCTTGCTACCTCAATAATTAACTTAGAAGCAGGATGTCCTTGAACAAACAATGTTTTCTTACCAAATGCCGCCGTATGTTCTACTTCAATTCCTGTAAAGAATTCTGCTAAATCATAATTATCTATTGCCATATTATTTGCCCTTTAGAAGTGTTTCAATTTCATTGAAATCATTGTTAATTTTATTTACTGAGTTATATAAATCGTATGAAAGAGCACTATATTCTTTTACAATCAAATCAAAATTATCTTCTAATACTGTTGACAAGTTATCTAAGTTTGTTACAAATCCAAGTCCTGTTGGAAAAGTAGGAATAGTTCTTGCTACAAGATCAGTTCTATACTTGTTAATAATATGCATAAACTTCCAAGTGTCACCTGCCCAATAAAATGTATTCCAATCTCTAGTAGCAGTTTCTGGAACTACAGGAAATACATCATGGAATAATACTACAGTATCCTTTGTAGAGTGTTTTTCAATGTTAATAAAATCTCTAAGTACTTGATCATAATGATGTAATCCATCTACAAAGGCAAGTTGAATTGGACCGTTTAATAATGCCTTTACCTCAAATTTATTAAAGAAGTTATCACTTGTTTCAGAATAAACTGTAGTGTTACTTGTAAGTTTAACGTCAATAAGCGGCTCTGGGTCTACTCCAACAGTAAGTGTATCTTTGCTAACGTACTGCAACGACTTACCAGTATTCACACCAATTTCTAAATAGTTTGATGGTTGCATTGTTTTATGAAACCACTGCAACCAATCAGTATATTGTACACCTGGCAACAAACGTTCGGTAGTCTCTTCATGTCTTGCTTTTTCTTCAAGATTTTTTCCTGCTTGTTGCGGTTCGTCGATCTTAATACTAGTCATGTTCATACCTCTGCTCCGACTATTAGTTGTGCCAATGCCTCATCATTAGGATCATCATACATACCTGACTCTGCCATTACTTCTGTAGTACTGCCATCATCTGTATCAAACAAATCGTTAACTGAATCTGCACCCGTCTTGCGACCTTTTCGACCGGAAAACTCATTCATTAATTGCACACACTGATCTAGTAATGTGTATGGTTCTTCACTTTTAAATACCATATCAACTAGTGTCATCATATATAGACAATTCCTAGGTACCCAAAGATCCACTTGACCTTCTTGTGTACGTTGTCTTGTCTTACGCCATTCTCTTGGATCCGGCTTATTTAAACTCCAGGCAATATCAGCTAAGTTATTAGCTCGTTGTACAGATTGTATATGTTGATCTACATTATGTGCCATAATCAAACTATAAGAAAATGTATCCCAGCTTGTTTTAGAAACTTTACCATTTTTGTTTGCTTGACCTGGAGCATAAGTGCAAACATCTCCCATAGTAATTCTATCTCCAACTGCTGACGACCAAGGCCAAGGGGTTTTACTACCACTAAGTTCTCGGCTATCAACAGCCTTTTCCATTACATATGTCATACGTTCGTTTGTGTGTACATGTTGAGTGTAGGTTAAACCGTATGCCGTGCTAACGAATGGAGATGCACAGTCGTATGTTACTAGTAAGTTAGGATTGACAGTTGCCTTCAAGGCCCTTTGAATCGCCGTTAAAAAGATTGCCCATTCCAATCGACTTGTTCCAAGCACATGAAGTACATCACGTCCTGGATCAAGCATTCCTTCGTCACGCATTTGAATTAACCTACGAAGCAATAGGTGGGCATCTTGCATATTGTTACC